CACTCTGAACAAACAAAGAAGAAAATCTCAGAGAAAAGAAAAGGACACAAACATTCAGACGAAACAAAAAAACTATACTCAGAACAAAGATTAGGAATACCTAAATCAGAAGAGCATAAACAAAAACAGTCAGACAGACAAAAAACATCAGAAAAAAATACATTTAGACATACAGTAGAATGTCCACATTGTAATAAAGAAGGTCAAAAACCAAATATGCTTAGATGGCATTTTGAAAATTGTAAACAAATAAACAGATAAAAATGAAAAACGATTTTAATATACACCAATGGCAAGCAAAGTTCATACTCCAGGAAGAGGCTATTAACTATAGAAATAGCAATAAAGGAGGAGAGACAGAACTTACAGGGAACTTAGAAGGAGTTGATCAGAAGTACAAAGATGAACTTGACTACGCACTATCTTTAGTAAAGTCTAATATAGAAGAAGGACTAAAGTATCATACAAACCTCGATAAGGCAATAGCGAACCTTTCAATAAACATTAACGAAGAAGGTAAGGTAGACTGTAAAGTGACCTTTAGGTAAAATTAAATACTCTTCATAAAAATATCAACCCGCCCCATAAAGGTGGGTTTTTTATGGTTTGGAAAACCCTATATATTTATTTAAGAATATATCACGATCCTTATGTGATATCTACTACCAAGTAAAACATTATTACGCTACTACTTAATAAGCGTACGACAAAAACCAAAAACAAAATGTCAAACAAAGATTTATTAAAGCAAGCTATTGCTGAAGCTAAAACTATTCGTGAAGCTGCAATTGCTAATGCTAAAGAAGCTTTAGAAGAAACACTAACTCCACACTTAAAAGATATGCTTGCTGCAAAGTTGCAAGAAATGGAAGATAAAGAAGATGAGGAAGTGGTAGATGAAAACATCTACGAAGCTGAAGAAGAAGAAGGACCAGAAGAAGAAACTGAAGAATCTGAAGAAGAAGAATCTGAAGAAGAGGAAGCAGGAGAAGAAGTAGGAGAAGAAGAAGAAGAGGAAATGGAAATCGAAGACATGTCAGTTGAAGATTTAAAGGACCTAATCAGAGGTATTGTAGCTCAAGAAACAGGAGCTGGTGAAGAGGAAGGTGAAGAATACGTAGACGGAATGGAAGCTCCAGAAGGAGAAGATATGACTGGAATGGATTCTGAAGAAGAAATCGACATCAACGAATTGTTAGCAGAATTAGAAGGCGAAGAAGAAGAGCCTATTGAAGAGTGGGGAGGCGGAGCAGCAGCAGGTACACCGGGTAGAGATACAGGTAACGAGCTTGACACTAAACTTATCGACACTATAAAATCATTAGCTGCTAAAACAGGAAAATCTTACGATGCAATTTCACAATTCCTTTATGGAGGTAAGAAATTAACACCTTCAGAATTTGAAGAAGGAGTGCAAGTAAAAGAAGATTTACAAGAAGCTCTTAAAGCCGTTAAAATTCTTAAAAACCAACTTCAAGAAGTTAACCTTTTAAATGCAAAATTACTTTACGTAAATAAAGTTTTTAAAGCAAGTAACTTATCTGAAGGACAGAAAGTAAATGTTATCGCAGCATTTGACAAAGCTGAAACAGTAAGAGAAGTAAAATTAGTTTTCGAAACAGTTTCAAAAAATGTAGTTGCTAAACCAGCGGCAATTAAGGAACATAGATCTTTTGCTTCAAAAGCGACAGGTGTATCAACAGCTCCAAAAGAAATTATATCAGAAGTATCTGAGCAAGTTGCTAGATGGCAGAAGTTGGCAGGAATTATAAAATCATAAAAAGTAAACAAATTCAATTAAAAGAAAATGGAATTAAATCAATTATTAGAAGGTTCAAATAACTACAAGACTTTACAAGCTGATGCAGCTCGTTTGTCAGGTAAATGGGCTAAATCGGGATTGTTAGAAGGAATGTCTAACGAAATCGAAAGAAACAACATGGCTATGATTCTTGAGAATCAAGCAAAACAAATCGTATCTGAAGCTAATACAACTGGGAACGGTGCAATAGGAACTGCTACAGGCGGTGCAGAACAATGGGCAGGAGTTGCTTTACCGTTAGTACGTAAAGTATTTGCTCAAATAGCAGCAAAAGACTTCGTATCGGTTCAGCCAATGAACTTACCTTCAGGTCTTGTATTTTACTTAGACTTTAAATACGGAACAGGAGTAAATGGAAGAACAACTACAGACAGTCTTTACGGTAACGTTTCTGATGCTAATGCTAAAATGGCTGTTGATACAGACGTTGCAGGTGGACTTTACGGAGCAGGTCAATTCGGATACTCAATCAACTCTAAAGACTTTACAGTAGCAACAAACGCAACAGGATCAGCTACATCAGCATCTATCGGATACAACGACGCACTTGCAATAGGAGACTATGCAACAGTAGCAGTAAATATGGGAGCATCAGCTTCTTTTGATCACAAAGGTGTTAGAGCATTTAGACTATACTCAGGATCAACAAACATTACCACTAACCCAGAATTCACTACAGTAGCAGGCGATGTTGTAACTTTCGTTATCGCAAGAACAGCAACAGCAGCAGCAAGTATTACAGGTAAAGTTGTTTACCACGTACAGCCATCTGACAGTACAAGAGGTGACTTCGAAGACGGAGCTACTGATCCAGCAAATGGAACAATCTCTATCCCAGAAATTAATGTATCGTTAGCATCAGAATCAATTGTTGCTAAAACAAGAAAGTTAAAAGCTCAATGGACTCCAGAGTTTGCACAGGATTTAAACGCTTACCATTCAATCGATGCTGAAGCAGAATTAACTTCATTACTATCTGAATATATCTCTATGGAGATTGACTTAGAATTAATGGATATGTTGATTCAAGATGCAGCAACTACAGAAAGATGGTCTGCTATGAATAACAAATAATACATTAACGGAGCTTGGGATACCCAGAATACCTCAGACTTCTTCAACACTCAAGGTCAATGGTTCGGAACTTTAGGTACTAAGGTACAGAAAGTATCTAACAAAATTCACCAAAAAACTTTAAGAGGTGGAGCTAACTTCTTAGTATGTTCTCCAACTGTAGCTACAATCTTAGAGTCAATTCCAGGATACGCAGCAGATACAAACGGTGACAAAATGGATTTCGCAATGGGTGTTCAGAAAGTAGGTAACTTGAACTCTCGTTTTAGAGTTTACAAAAACCCTTACATGACTGAAAATGTAATCCTTATGGGTTATAGAGGAGCTCAATTCTTGGAAACTGGTGCAGTTTATGCTCCATATATTCCATTAATCATGACTCCATTGGTATACGATCCAGTTACCTTCACTCCAAGAAAAGGTATCATGACTCGTTACGCTAAGAAAATGATTAGACCAGAATTCTACGGTAAGATCTTCGTTAGCGATATCGGAACTGTATAATCCTAAATAGATTAGAAAATTAAAGAGAGCTTCGGCTCTCTTTTTTTATGTACAAAAAGTTCGTATATTTATTAGAAACAATAAACGTTGTAAACTATGGCTTCAAACCGTCACACAGATGAAGTTTTCACTCAAAAAAGAAAACCTAAAACTCCAATTAAATTCAACTTAGTTCTTAACGAAGAACAGAAACAAGCAAAAGCAATTATTTTAGAGAATCCAGTAACCGTCTTAAAAGGGATGGCAGGATCAGGAAAAACACTAGTAGCAGTACAAGTCGCATTAGACTTACTCTTCAGTAGAGAGGTTGAGAAGATTATTATAACAAGGCCTACAGTCTCTAAAGAAGAGATAGGATTCCTACCAGGAGATTTAAAGGAAAAGATGGACCCTTGGTTAGCACCAATCTACCATAACTTATACGCACTATACGGCAAGGAGAAGATAGATAAATGTTTAGCAGAAGAAATTATAGAAGTTGTACCTTTTGCGTTTATGAGAGGTAGAACATTTTTAAATTCATTCGTTATAGTAGACGAAGCTCAAAACGTTACACATGATCAAATGGAAACTGTGATCGGAAGATTAGGTAAACAGTCTAAAATGGTAATTTGTGGAGATTTAGCACAAATAGATTTAAAAATAAAAAAAGATACAGGTTTTTCATTTTTATCAAGAATTGAAGAACATGTAGAAGGGTTTGCAGTATTTGCATTACTTCAAAATCACAGGCACCCTATCGTATCCCCGATACTAAAAATATATCAAGATTTCAGGGATTAAGAAAGACCGCTATTTATAATAAAACTAATAAATGGCAAATATTTCTATATGGAACGGTAGTTCGACATTTGCACCAGGACAAACACCCTTTCAGTTTTACGATACAGATTTAGAGTTTGCATCTTCTGCTGATAGGGTAGCTTCCTACTGTGCAATCCGACTAGGCTATCCACTAATGGAGGTTGAACTTAACTCTGGATCATTTTACGCTTGCTTTGAAGAAGCTGTAACTACCTACGGAAATGAAGTTTTTCAAGCACTTGCAGTACAGAATTACATGTCCCTGGAAGGAGGGAGTACCGCTACTTTATTAAATACAGCAGTAATATCTCCAAACCTCCAAAATATTATTAGAATTTCTAATAATTACGGAACTGAGGCAGGAGTAGGGGGAGACGTTACTTTACATAAAGGAGAACTTAGTGTTACACCGAACATACAGGAATATGACCTTAAAGAGTGGGCAACAGCAGAAGGAATAACAGGAAGTATAGAGATTAGGAAAGTATTTTACGAGGCACCGCCAGCAATTATGAGATACTTTGACCCCTATGCAGGAACAGGTACAGGTATTCAATCTCTTATGGATGCATTTGACTTTGGATCATACTCACCAGGAGTAAATTTTCTACTAATGCCAGTTTCTTATGATATGTTAAAAATACAAGCAATTGAATTTAACGATCAAGTACGGAAATCTCTTTACTCTTTTGAAGTACATAATAATAATCTAAGGCTTTTTCCAACTCCGAAGACTGCAGGATCAATGTGGTTTGAATACTACCTAGTTAGCGATAAGCAATCACTAGATGATTCCGCAAATACAGCAGGAGGAGAAGGAACTTCTATATCAAATATTTCAAATGTACCATTTAGTAATCCAACATACTCAGAAATAAATTCAATAGGAAGGCAATGGGTATTTAAGTATGCATTAGCTTTAGCAAAAGAATTACTAGGATACGTAAGAGGGAAGTACACAGTTGTACCGGTTCCAGGTTCAGAGGCTACATTAAATCAACAGGACCTACTGGCAGATGCAAGAGCAGAGAAGTTAGCATTAATAGAGAACTTAAGATTAATACTGGAACAAACATCAAAAACAGCACAGCTTGAAAGAAAATCTCAAGAAGCAAACTACTTACAGGATACGTTAAAACAAGTTCCAATGGTAATATTTGTAGGATAATGAAAAAAAAAGAAGTAATAAGTGAGGTAACATTCACACTCTATCAGGGATTAGTGAGAATAAAACATTCAGATGAGATAACCGCATCTGAAGTAGCAGACTTTGTAAGGGCAATGCCAGGAGTAACAAGAGTTACCGCCATAGACTCAAATGAGGATACTAATATGGTAATACTAAAAGTGAAAGTACTTACCGCTAAGCCGGGACCGGTAGTGTTTGAAAAATTAAAAAAAGATACATTTAAACTGGTTCCCAATATTAAGAAAGTAGATCTTTCGTTAAAATCAATTGAAAAAATAGAGTAATGATATTTGGAAGCCAAAGAGATTTCGCACTTTTTACAGGAATAAATAGAGAATTACTTTCAAATGTAGTGGAACAAGAAATTCTCTACTACAAAATATCTTTGGAAGAAACTCAAGTAAACATGTACGGAGAAGGTCCGGAGAAAGTTTACTGGACTCCGGTAAAGTTAAACTGCCTAATTACAAGAGGAGATCAAGTAGTAACTACAGATGATTTTGGACCAGACTTAACAAGAGAGAGTTCTTTTGCATTTCTACGACAAGATTTAGTAGATACAGTAATAGTACCAGAGACAGGGGATATTATCATGTGGCATGAGAATTACTACGAAGTTGATAATGTAACAGAGAACCAGTTGTTCTTAGGGAAAGACAACTCTTATAGCTTAACTGAGTACGGATCACAGTTCGGAGCATCAATATCTATTATATGTCAAACACACCTAACAAGAGGAGATAGAGTAGGGATAACACAGCAGAGAAATTAATGTCAGTATCAAGAAAACCTATACCAAAATCACAAGTAGAACTCTCTCAAGAGACTATTACCCCCTATACTAATTCCGGTAAAGGAACTATACCGGCAAATAAGAGGAGAGAGAACCAAAAAACTTTAAAAGGAGATACAGTAAAGCAGTTTACAGTAGGGCTGCAAGATCTTGATGGCGCAATACTGTACTACTTTGAGAACGTAGTTAGACCGTCTGTAATACAGAATGGAGTAAAGGTAAACGTTCCACTTATTTATGGATCTCCTGAAAGGTGGGCTGCAGTTCAGAAATATGGATTCTATAGAGATAAAAATGGGAAGATTCAAACTCCAATTATTATGTTCAAAAGAGATTCTATTGAAAAGAATAGAACCTTAGGAAATAAGATGGATGCAAATAACCCGGTACATTTTGGAGTTTTTGAAAAAAAATATTCTAAGAAAAACATCTACGATTCTTTCTCTACTTTAAATACTAGAATACCGGTTAAAGAGTACTACGGAGTTATTATGCCAGATTACGTAAACTTAGTATATTCCTGTACAATCTTTACGGAATATGTAGAGCAAATGAATAAAATAGTAGAGTCTATTAACTTTGCATCAGATTCGTACTGGGGAGATCCTGAAAGATTTAAGTTTAGGGCATCAATCGATACGTACACTACGTCGGCCGAGTTAGCTCAAGGGCAAGATAGGACCGTTAAGACAACAATTCAAATAAAACTAGCAGGATATATAGTTTCAGATGCAATAAATACATC